CATAGGGTTAAGGTTATGTGTAACTTCGCCAGAGGCCATCTAGCATCAGGGTGGTATGTTCACCGGCCAAAGTGATCATACGGCCTGCGTAGTTTGGGTGTTCTGTGAAGGTGAAATAAGACTCCCTGCTACTTTAACGACCGGCCAGAAGTTAGCATAACAGTTTGTCTTATTTCAGGTTAGGTGTGGGTATCCTTACGGGGCCACTAGATTCTGCACATAGTTATATCCAGAAAATTTTATTTGTCAACACTTTATCGTGCTGAACCAGATAAATCGTAAATGAATTTACCTGTGCGAATCGCTTCTGCAATCTCTTCTTGCTTAGCTTCATATTGCTGAGCAGTCATACGATTAACATCGGACTCTTTAATATAGCTCTTAGATTCGTCACCTTCAGGTGTAGATCGTCCAGAGCGAGTGCCAACAGCGGAAGCGGCATCTCTGTCTTTAGTAGACTTTTTCTTGCCGATACCCATGTCAGCTTTATATAAATCAATTGCACGTGCCGCTGACTTAGCGTCGTTGTCATTGTCGTACAAAGCATCTTGTACCCACTTAGGCTGTTCTTCAACCCAATTGTGGAATTCGTCAGTTTCACGAATTTGTTCAAAGTCAGGATGAACTTGCATTAACTCAGCTTCAGCTTTTTCTCGCTGAGCTTCAAGTTTCATTTCATCAATTGCCTTAAATTTACTTTCAAACTCAGAAGCTTGTTCATGTGCTTTTTTCATAGCAATTGTTTCTACAATCTGAGCAACATCTGGATACTGTTCCATCCACGATTCTAATTCAGACTCTGACTTAGGGTACTGAATTTCTTTTTTAGTGGATGCTTCTAACTGTGTACGCAGTTCATCAATCTGCTTTTGAAGATCTGCCTCTGTCTTCTGCGCGTGTCTGCGCAAATCGCCGTACCTTTTTTTAAAGGTCTTTTCCTCTGCGCTCGTAGGCTCAGGACCGTCGTCAATTGATTCTTCAGTTGTCTCTTCTCCTTGATTGCCTTTTAGTAAGGCTTCAAGTTCCGCCTCTTCTTCTTCAATGCGTTTCTTATTAGCATTACGCTTAGCAAAGCCAGATGCGACTTTTACTTGTTCGACTTTAGTAGCCATTTCGGTTGTAGTTGTAGACATGAATATTTCCTTTGTCTGGGGCTAACGGTAGCTTTTTAGGGCGTTAGGTAGCCAGTTATAAATGAAATCATTTTTTCTTACGTGAAGATTTCAATACACGCTGTGTTTGTTCTGCTAAGCCGCCTTTGGCAAAGGGAGAGCTTCCAGAGGCATCTCCAGCCGCATCAGCCGCCGCTTGTCCACCTCCTCCGCTGTCACTACTAGAATCCGGACCATCCGCACCAATAGATCGTTGCGCTCTTTCTTGTTTCGCTTTTTCTTCTGCGAATGCGTCTCTCACAGCTTGAGTAGCATTTGCCAGTGCCTCTGCTCTTGAAGCCGCCGCTTTTTGTTCTTGCGCCGTAGTGGAAGAAGCTATAGACGAAGTGTCGATTTGAGTTCCTGTCTGTTCTGTAACTGGGAAATCTTCTTCTTCCTCATCTTCCATCTTAGCCTGTAGATCACGGGCAAAACGCTCATCGTCGTACTTGCTAAAGAATCCTTCAATTCCAGTGTTTTTATAATCTTCTAAATCAATATTTAGATCTTTAGCGATTTGTTCAATAGCGGCTGTTCTGCCTAAATGAGTTTGAACACTTTCATAAGCCGCCGCAAACGGACCACCTATTCCCATTTTTCCAGTGTTAAAAGGATCTTGCGACCATTGCTTTGCAAATTCGGCGTTATAAGAAGCTAAGGTGTTATTAATTTCTTTATCTACTTTCATTTGAGCTTCTCGCTCAGCTTCTCTTTCCCTATCGCCATCACTATCTCCTCCATCTGGCTGTTGCACAACAGGTGAGGCAATTTCAGGTGTTTCAGCTACTGCTTCTTCAGGAGATTTATATTTGTATCCTGCGGGAATTGTGTATCCCTGCATTGGCTTTCCGTCATAGAAAGGAATGATAATCTCTTCGTCATTCGGACCAACATACGTTCTGTTTTCAACGGCTACTGGACCTTGTCCTACAGCAACACGAGCCGGGTCAGTAATGAATTGAGTCTGCTGGGGCATCACACTGTAGCCCGGTGCTTGGAAACCCTGTTGTTGTGGGGGTGTATAACCATAAGAAAATTGTTGCTGTGTTTGCCCCGGAACATATGTACCTTGCTGGGCCATGACAACACCACCTTCATTGAACTCAAATGTCGCTGGGTCATTAGGGTCAAAGCTTTCAATTAATTCATCAATCTCGCCATCATATTCACCTGAGTCATCCATGGTTGCTTCATCAGAATTTCCCATCTGACCCATAGCTTCCATCTTAGCTAAACCCTGCTTAGCTTTAGAGCGTAACTCCATCAGATTCTCAAGACCAATATAACGTACTACATCAGCAGGAAATACAAACTCACCCTCACTTAGTTGTGCTGGGATATCATCGCGCACTTCAGCTTGTGTCGAACCGGAAGGTACATCATTACCTGATACAGGATCGACTGTACCGCCTTCGTCTTTTAAACCGCCATCTTCCATGCCGCCTTCGGCAAAAGCGGAAACTGTCTGATCTTCCAAATTGCGCCGTGCGCGGCCCTTTGCCATTGATTCATCCCCTTCAATACTGTTGATACGCGCCTTTGGCTTTTTAAGCGTTTTTTGAATATTTAACTTGTCTTGTTCTGATAAGGTTGACATGTAGGCATCAAGCTTATCCGTCTTTTCACTGGGATCAACCAACCCAAGAAAATCATCTTCGTTGATCAACTCCAAATTACGCATCTGTATGTTGGCTTTTGCATCTGGAGTCACAAGTTCTGTAGAAGAATCACCAAGGATCTGATCAGCCGTTGCTTTTCTCTTAGTCATTTCCTTCCAATACTTAGACTCAACAGCCCTAGCAGTCTCTTCTGACATTAAAGATGGACTACGCTTTTGCGCCGCTTTAATTGCAAGTTCTTGAGTTTTGTGTGTGCTGGTTGGCTTAATCTTTTTCTCATCAAGCAATTTCCTAAGTTCAAACTCAGAATATTCAATGCCATCATGAATAGATGGAACATTTACATATTTCCCATTGTATGGAATAGTCGTAGACTTTTCAGATACTATTTCTCCATTGTTGGAGATATATATTGGACGACCTGCTTCTGTAGTGAATTCAGTCATAAGTCCAACAGGACGGGAGCCAACCTGATTAATATCATCATATAGCCCTTCAAGTCCCTTAAAATCAACCATCGGATAAAGCCTCATCTCTTAAATATTTAAGTGATCGCAAAGCTTGTACAGCACCCTGCGCCTGATGGATGGATACTATGTTGTCTGATTGCTCTAGTTTTCTATGGTTTTCGGATATCATAATGTCTAAATACTCACAGAAGGCATCCCACTGTTTTGCGTTACTGCAAAGGGATTTCAGCTTGCCCACCACCTGCTTCCGGTGTTGGCTGTTGTCCACCTTGATCATTTCCTGTAAATCCTTGTTCTCCCGGTACAGGAGCTTGTCCTACACCGATATTGCTTGCACCGCCACCAGACGTATCATCAACTCCCGGAGGTCCACCTGCTGGTTGTGCAGGAGGAGGTGGTGCATTCTGTTGCATGAGTTTTTGCTGTAAAGCGGCTTCCTCAAAGCTGTTAGTCACCTTGTCTGGATCAAGATCCATAGACTTAGCAATTTCACGTACAATGTATGGGAACTTAGCAAACGGTGCCAATGTTGGGTTAGAAGCAACTTGCATAAACTGCATCAGACGCTGGCTACGAACTTCATTAGCCATGAGCGATTCAGTACCACGCGCTTTAACTTCTAGATCGCCTTTAATATCTGGATCAAAGTCAAACTGCATATTAAATGAGAACATTGATTTGCCTAATGGTGCTAGCAAATAGTCGTCTACATTCTTGATGACAGTCTTGATTCCACCTGCCGCCGCATTCATCAACATAGAGATACCAGATGCTGTGCGGCCTACGCCTGCTACACCTGTCTGTCCATGTGCAAATGAGGGGAAGCCTGTTGACTCATCGGCAAGTACACGTGCCTTGTCAAACAACTGCATATTCTCATTAGATACATTCGGGAACTTCGTACCGAAGATAGCTTGCCCCGGTGCACCACCCTGACGGCGGAATACTTTACCCGGATACACTGAGAGATCTTGACCGGGCACTAGGTTTGTCTCATCAATTTCAATGAGCAAGTTCCCTGACAAGACTGCATTGTCCACCGCCATACGCATGAAGCCGTTCATCAATGTCTGGGTATCGTCCATGTTTTCAGCGATACCTACACCGAAGAATGAGTATGGATTTAACTCATACGGCACAGCATAGTATGGTATTTTGGCAGGCTTAAATGGGTTAATAACTGCACGTAATATACGTCCGTTACAGTACCAAATATTAGCTTGTACTTCGTCTGTATCACCAACTTCATCTGGAACATCAATACCAGCGTTCTCTAATACTTCGCTGTCTACAGTTCCCCAATACTCAAATACCTCAAAACGATCAATATCGTGATCGGTCTGATAATCACGAAGATCATCTTCCCAATACTTTTTGACGTAACCTTCACCCATGTCTACAACATCGTCGATAACCTGAGCGCGGAAGAATGGACGTTTCTTCAGAGCACGTAGCTGTGTACGTGACATTTTATGCCGCTCAATGACATACTGAGCCTCATCCATGTTTGCCGCATCTGGGTCTGGATAAAAGTTCCATACAGAAACATGGGACGTTGAGGGAATCGTTTTGATCACAGGAGTGTATTCCCCTTCCTCGTCCCAATTCGGATACTCTTTGTCTACAGCAAACGGACCTTTCATGATCCCAGTACCAAAGAGTGCCATCTCAAACGCTGTGGATCTCAACTGCTTAGAAGCATGTGCTTCTTCTAGCTGATCCATAATCTTCTTTTCCATCTTCTTGGCCGCAACCATAGCTGGAGAAAATGTTACTTGAGTGGCTGTTAAACCTTGTCCTTCGACTAAACCCTCTACCTCCGACAACTTATCTGTCAGTGGCCCAAGATTCATTTCACGCAATGTGTCAGCGGTAGCTCCGGGAGGGAAGTCTCTGCCGTCACCTTCATATCCGTATATAGAGCCTTCTTGTACTGCACCACCACCTTCAGGAGGCTGTGGTTGCATATCAAAATGAACTGACTCAGTTACACCTTCCGGTAATACGGTAGGTTCAATAGAAATTGGAAACTTTTGATTTGCGAACAGAACATCAATAATCTGCCCGTATGCCGCCAGAGTTTTTGTCTTAGTGACTTTAATAAATACGCGAGACTTTTCCGCATCTGTGAACTGTACATCTGGCCCGTAAATACCGCGATAGTTGCGATACGCTTGCAACCAACGATCCTCGTCTTGACGGCGAGTATCTTCAGCTTTTGTGTACCGCTCCATGACGAAACGTACTAAGTTTTGAAGCTCCGATGGATCATCTGATATTTCTTTCACATCATCTAATGTGATTTGTACGTCAGATTCACCGCCGTAGATTTCGTCTTCTTCCATATTTAATATCCAAATTTAGAGTCCGAAGGGACATAACTAGAAGGTTTTTGATGCGTGGGATCAAAGTCCCAAATTGAGAAACGAGGTCTGGACATAACACCATAACGTAATGCATCGTACAGGTGATCTTCAGACTTCGTGTCAATATCCTCTGGGTTTCTTTTGTCCAGTGGGATAATAGGCAATTGAGAAATTAAGTTTGTGCAAGTATTAAAGAAAACTAGTCTAGGCTCTTCAGTAAACTCATCGACTTGTAATCTTCTATGTAATTCGTTTTTACCTGATACACGAGAGCCTGCTGAACGATCTGACGGCCTCCAACGACACCCTTTCTGAATCATCTGCTCAGCTAGTGACGGACCCGTGTCCCCACGTTTATGCCAACACGAGCTATCTAGTACGCCGTACTTGATGTTCCCATCATCGGCTTCAAGCTCAAGGACCATGTCCGCAAGATCAGTTGCCAAAACTTTACTAACGTATAACTCACGATAGACAACAAGCTGTTCATCAGGAGAACAGGCAAGCCAAACAACAGCAGAATAAGAACCGTACCCATAATCGCAGGCCCGAAACTTAACCCAATTGCGAGGTATGTCAAAAGGATCAACAACATGTACTTGTCGATTGAACTCAGGAAACGCCGCACCTTCAGCAACATCCCAATTACCCTCTAATAACTGTTTACGTTGATGCTCAGGTAAGGACAAGAGCATCGCTTCATAGTCCCCCTGATCATACAGATGAGGGTTATCTGTTAGCATCGCAGGTATAAACCTACGTTTAAATAGTGGCTGACCTGCTTTGGAGTGTCCCGAAGGATAACACAAAGTCTTACCACTTTCAATATCTGTTGCATGAAATGCTTTGCCCGGAGGGGCTGGGTCAATAAACATCTTCTTAACCCAAGCATGTCCCGGTCCACCGGGGTTCGTTGTCGCTCGCATATATGTTGGCAAATCACCTGCCGTACTACGCAAACGAGAACGCATGTAATCCCATGCGAATGGCGTATGCCACTGTGTCAATTCGTCAAAACCAATCCAGCTAAAAGCCTGACCTTGGTATCTTAATACATCGTCGTCCCGATCTAGATACGAGAACCACAGCCTTGCGCCTGAAGGGGCAGTCCATTGCATCTTTCTTTCTGACCACTTGATTCCCGGCCAGATCTTTGGGTACATCTCTTGTGACTTCCAAACGAGTTCCCTTAGTTCCTCATTTGTATGTCGTAGTAGCAGTCCACTAAATGATGGGTGGCCCATAAATCGTAACGGGTCAGCCAACATAGCATAAGACTTACCACCGCCTGCGGCACCTCCATACAGAACCTCCCTTTCACCTGATGCTAAGAACTCAGTTTGTGGTCCAGCATTCGGTTTAAATATTACGTTGTGTTCTTCTTCTGGACGAATAGGCTCAAACTCAGGTTCGGCCTGCGGATTCTCCATCACCTGTATCTTCGGCTGTGACACCGATTTGGGACTTCCTTGCCCCGATCCTTGTGCGGTCGATTTCTTCCGCCTTGGAGATCGCCTTCTTGTACCTTTCGGCCCACTGGCGGAGAGTTGCGCTTCGTCTTTTGTTGGATTGCTCACTACTAATTCGCTTTTTCAATCCCATATGAGAAATGCTACGATCAGTTTGTTTAGTTAACCAGTTAGCAACTTCTCTGTAACTGTACTGCTGTAGATACTCTTTAGCTTTCTCTAATGCCCTAAGCTCCCTTGGGATGGGTAATAACTGATCGTTATCATCAGGGTCTTCCTTATAACCAAATGGAATAGTACGTGCTATTCTAGGTATAGGTAAGAAATCATCATCTTCAATTACATTTTCAGGCTGAGCAAGTATCCACTTACCAGCACCTCTTTCGGTAGTCATGCGTTTCTTTTTAAAGTCGCTCTATTTGTAGAAGCAGTATACTTATAATCTGATGGTTTATTGCCCTTGGAGTCTTTAGCGGCACGTATCTTTGCGCGTTGCGCCGGGGTTCTTTTTCCTTGTGCTACACCTTTTGCTGTAGCTTTTTGGGTACCCTTTTTTAAGTTACCAGACTTCTGTAGCTGTTTAGTTGCAATTGCATAAGCGGAACTTTCATTATATCCTTTTGCTCTTAGCTGTTTAACTAAACGATCTAAAATAGCGGGCACGATTAATCGTCCTCAGATCTTTTCGGTGGAAGTAACATCACACCGCCTGATGCTTCAATTTGTACCTTCTCAGATTTAATAATGCCTACACGGTCCATCACTTCTTTGGCCGCTTGCATCTTTTCTTTAATACCCATTTCAGTTGGGTCAATTAACGCACCAGCCATAGCCATTGCCGCACGAGGTGCGTTCTGGGCGAGGTACATGTTGGTACGTTCTAATATCTCATCTTTCAGTGCTTCCACGATAGATGCTGTATGCTGTGTAGGAGAGTAACCAGCTAGTTTTTTAGCTTCAACAACACTGCCACGTGCCTCCTCAAAGAGTACGTCCAAGAACTTCTGTTGTTTTTCAGTTAGCTGTCTAGCCATTACTTTACTTTCCTATATGCTCTAGTTTTCTGAGCAACCTTCTTAGGCTGTTTTGAAAATTGTTTCCCTGCGGCTTTCGCTTTCCGCTTGGCTCTCGTAGTAGCCGCATACTCTTTGTCCGAAAGACTTGTAATTGCTTTCGCCGGGAGATATCGCTCCCCTGTAGCTTTGGGGCCTTGAGTAGAGGGCTTCCCACTTTTGGTACGCCACTTCTGCTTTGTCCAAGCCTTTAAAGACTTCTGGGGTGCTTTCACGATTTGTATCCGCCGCCCTTTGCTTTGTATTGCTTTGCGAGCATTTGAGCTTTTCTAGCTGACCACTGACCGGGGGCACCACCCTTTCCGCCTGCTTTAATACTGTTGAAAAGTTCTTTGCGCATACCGGGCTGTGTGTAGTTACCTGATGCATTGACTGTGCTCCCGCCCTTCGCCATGTTGACTGCGTTCATTGGACTTGATTTTGCTTTGCCGCCTTTCATGTCTCTTATCCGTTCGGTAGGAATACTTCTTCAACAGTAACAATGACACCTAAATCAGGATCATTACCACCGGCAGTATTGTCAGGTGTTGCTTTAATTGTGTCACCTTCTTCAAGCACGAGGAAAGATCCACTCAATTGAAGATAATCACCAGATGCTAAGTTCTTACTTCCTAACACGGTAATTGGTGTACCGCTATCTGCATCATTCCACACAACTGCAACATCCGATGCGTTTGCTGTGCCGTTAGATATAAATATCAAAGACATGTACGCAACAGTGTTTGGCGGGCACGTATATACAGTATACTCAGTAGCATCTAAAACGAGATGAATACCGTAGCTTTTAAATCGACTAGGACGGGTGACGTTTAACGCCATTGATTAGCCACCTGACCGCAAACGCTTAGAACGCTCTGCTGGTGTCTCACCGGGCAATGCAGTCATTGCTTGTACAGACTCAGGCATTCTACGTTGCATCTGCTGTCTGCCCATCATGTTGTTGGGATGTCCAGTAACTTTAGACAATTGGTCCTGTACCATACCGCCTGCGGCATAGTAATGTGTCTTGCCTTTAACTGATCCACCTTTAGCCATCTTACAGTTAGACATCTACTTACTGCCCTTCTTAGCCATGCCACCTTTCTTCATGTAGCCCATCTTATTACGCACAGCAGATGGTAGCTTTTTTAATCCTGCGGCATTTTTAGGTGGGGTCTTTAATCCACCTTCAGCCATCTTAGTCTTCTTGACTGCGCCGCCGTATGCCATTTTTTTCTTGGGGCCAAGGCATTTGTTTTTTGCCTTACATTCAGCTTTACGATTACAGCCTTTACAATACGTCATAGCCATTACTTCTTACCTCCAAGGTGATCCACAACATTACCGCCTGTTGCGTAGTTATGTTGATACATCTTACCACCCTTACCACGAGCCATACCGCCGTTGGCCATCTTAGCTTTACCTTTAGCTTCAGCAATCTTCTTAGCGAAAAAATCTGCTGGATCTTTAGCGTCAATGGCATCCATTTCAGCACCAGTCGGTGCGGCATCCATTTGCTCCATGATGTCAGCAGACTTATATCTTGCTTGACGAGCTAGGATCTGTTCAAGTTCACTGTTAGTTGTTTTGGTATCTTCTGCCATATTAAGCCCTTGGGTTCTTCTTACCTGCGGTCTTAGTACGAGCGTAAGACCTGTTAGCTGATGCTGGCTTAACTGCCAGCCTTTTGTTGTTCAGTGCGTTACCACCTACGTGATGAACATCTTTGCCATCACCTTTCTTTACTAGGCCAGCCTTAGCCATCTTTCTACGTGCGGCATTACGAGATGCTCTTTTCTTACGCACAGAAGGCTTACCATCGTAGTTGGCATACTCCTGTTTGTAGTTACGTTTGTATCCGGGTGAAGAGGGCATTAGCTACGTGATATCCGATTAGGCTTCATTGACGCACCGCAGTTAGCATACTTCTTAGTACCCATGCCACCTCTGTTATAGCTAATAGCAGTTGATGCATCAGTTTCTGAAAGTACATTACTCTTTTTCTTTGCTGGAGCTTTTGGTTTAGGCTTAGCCTTTGGTTTTACTTCTTCGGCGTACACAGCTTTCTTTTTCTTTCCGTCGGCACCGATGTAGTAATCCATTCCTCTACGCTTAGCTTCCGCTACGGATTTTGGAGGAGATTGTGCTTCCCTACGTGCTTTAACTTCAGCTTTGCCGTCGCCGCGACCACCTTGAGAAGAAGCACTGCTACCAGAACTTGCAGATTTAGCAGAAGCAGTCCCACTGGTGGTATCACCAATAGAAGCAATAAGTTTATCAATATCGTCTTTATAAGCAACAAAGGCTCCTCCTGCTATTGCACTTGGAGGTCCAGCAAGTAAAGCACCCCTTTTTGCGCCTTCTTTTGCAGACTCTTTAAATGCTTGTTGGTATTTTGCCATGTCTTTATAAAACTGACCGAATGGCTTACCTTCTTTGTTAAACTTCAGAGACTGGAATGCCTTGTCTACTATTTTTCCAGCTTGGCTATTAGTAAAATCTGTGTACTTCTCTTTTACTTTTTCCATTACATATGCGCGACCTTTTTTAGTCTTAGCTAACTGCGCCGCTAATGCCATAGCCCCTAATACTTTACCAGCCATAATCTATATCACCATTTTTTGCATGACCAGTATCTGGCCGTGAATTTATCTGTCGCTGTATCACAATTGTGACGAGCACGAAACGACTTACGTCTTGCGGGAATATCCTTCTTGATCTCCATATTAGGATCACCAAAACGGACTATCTTAACTTGATCACCTTTCTTAGCTAGTACAGCGAACTTCTTATTCGCGCCGGGAGTACGCTTAGGCTTGTTGTAACCACTGAAAGTTTCCCCACGGTACGTGAGCCTTCCACTCTCAGTGCGTTTAACATCTTTAGTTGTCGCCATTCGTATCAGTCCAGCCAGCTTCTTTCATATATTCTTCCACCTGTGACAAAGAAAGCTCACAATCAAAGCGAGCTTCTAACGCCTCACGCACAAAGAATACATCTGAGTGCGGTATGTGGATACTGCTAAGGGGGGTATTGTTCTTAATACAGTCGTAGACTTTCTCTACGAGCATTTCACGAGTACGCATAGTTATACTTCTAATAAGATAATTGTCAAGCTCTTTTAGAGCGGGTTACTTACAGTAAGATATTTGTATGGTTAGTACAGAATGTACCACCGGGAGTGTTTAAAGGAGTATAGCACGAGTTCCCTTGCTACGCAAGGACTCATTTACGAATGTACACACTCTTACATATAGTATGTTCATTTAAGTGGGCATT